TTGCTCTGCAAAGACCGTGGCGGCAATGTGGGTCGTAAATGGACCTACCTGGATGGCATCGATTAAAAGTGCGTAGGTCATGGTTCGTCAATCCAGCTGCTGATTGCTTTGACCATGCAGAAGCCTGCCCATGCGCCTTTGTCTGAGATTAGATCAGCAAGGCGTTGGAAGTCTTCTTCTTTGATCTTGTCCCAGCCAGTTTTTGGTGCGATGTAACGGTTGATCAGATCCTCAGCAAGACATTCGCAGCGGTAGTAAGTCATTTGATTAGATGGCAATGAAAAGGGCACCGAAGTGCCCCGTGGAGGTTAGGCGCCAAATGCAAGCAACACGGTGAGGATGCCAACGATGGTCCAGAGGATCAGTTGGCGTTCCTTGAGGTCGTTGATTTGCTCGGCTTGGGTGTCGATCACCTCGCAGGATGCGTCGATAATGTCGGCCTTGGTGGAAGCGTGTGTGATGTTCATTGGATTTGATTTAATTGCGGGAGTTGCCTCCCGTGCAAAGAGAATACACCGCAGACAGTGCGTCTGGCAATACTGTTGCATTTCTTTACGTTTGTCTCTACCGGCTAGGCTGGTAGCAGCGGCAACTGTTCCGTGCAGTCATACCTGTTCGAGATCACCGCCAAGGTGGTGATTCGCTCGGACAGCGACCCAGAAGAGTTGCCAGCGGACATCTACGCACGGATCACCGAGTTCATTGGGAACGAGGAAGATTTGCTGGCGCTTGACATCGAAATGTTCCCCCTGCCAGATGCCAACAGTGGATCATCAGATCGATGGAACGATGCTGATACCGAGGAAGGAGGCGAAGCGGCGGTGGCGTGACGCTGTGCTGTTACGCAGTGATTACTGTTGCGCTTACTGCAACGAGCAGCTTGGCCCCCGTAGCGCCACACTGGATCACATCGTTCCCAAAGTGCTTGGCGGCTTGACCGTACCAGAAAACCTGTGTGGCGCCTGTATCACCTGTAACGGCAGCAAGGGGCACCGTGACTGGCGTGACTGGTTTCGCGCTCAAGATTTTTACAGCTTGACCCGTGAGGAATCCATCGATTTTTGGCTTAATAAATCTTAGTAATACTGAACATAAATCTCGGCCTGCCATAGATCGTTTGTATAGCGACAAATGGCGCCATGCTGTCCGCAAGCACGGTATAGCGGTTCTTCTCCAAATGAATGCTCAAGCAAGTCAATCCAGCAACCTTCACCGCGATCCATGCGGTTAAGTACCTTTCTTTCCATCGTCGTATAGCTCGCATCGAGCGGCAAACCGTCCCCCATTCTGCCGTGCCTCAGGGAATCCGAAGCTGCATTGGTCAGTTCTCGGTAACCAATGGATACAGGACCAGCATTTTGCTTTTCCATAAAATTCGGTTTCAATTTCTTCGATTGGTTGGTTCTTGCGCAGAGCAAGGTAGTGGTACTGGGCGCGAATATACGCCTCGCGCACGTCGGGCGTGCAAAGATCAAGAATTGTTTCTTTGCGACCCGGTAGTCGGATTCTTGCACGCCAGTTATCACAAAGGCTTAAACGTTCAATTATCACTCGACCACTGTATAAAACAATCATTCTCTTTCACCAAATGAGGGCTGATGATATAGTCGTTCTAATTGCATCGACAGAGGTTCGGGTGGCTCTGTCAATTCCTGCATCAACAAATCAACCTGTGGGTCCGTTGGATCCTGAGCAACATACATTTGATTAAATCCATGGTGTTTTACTGCAATAAATCCAACCCGTGGGCTAGAAATTAAAAAACGAATTGCGCAATTTTCAAGCCAGCCAAGAAAAGGGGCGCTCATGGTTCCAACTTGACAATAAGTCGATCAAGATACCAACGCGCTTTTTTTGCGTCTTGAGAGGCATTGCCCTTAAGCCACAGTCGAAGCACGTATTTCAGTACCTGTCCCTGAAGATAGCCACCCACAGGAAACGGAGCATCAGCAATGGCACCTTCGATTATGTCGATGGCTTCCACAGCACCAGCGGTGTAATGCGCTGGATGGTTGACTAGATTAGTCATCAGGTTCCAATTCCAATTTGATCGCAGCCTGGAAGTACCCAGCAATTTTCATACGGGCAAATACTGGCCCAGCTTCTGTGGTGGTCTTGTCTTCAACTCGTGCGTACTGATACCGCGCTTCCTCAAGAGCAGCCATGGTTTCAATGTTCAAGGTATTTAGCTCGGCATCGCTAAGATCCTTGACGTCTTCCAACAAAAAATTGCGGCCAAGTAGATAGGACTTGAAAAATGGTTCATTCATGTTGATTGCTTGGGTGCTCCACGTTTAGGTGAGTCTTCAAGTTCAGCTGCCATTTCAGCAGCAGCTCGAAGTAGTGTACTCAATGGGATGGGTTTTGATTTACGGCCAGTGGCAACACGCAAAGCCATGCGATAACCATGGGAAGCATTGCCATTGCCAAAATCTCTGGCAGCAGCAACCTCCTCTTCAGTGACACGAATTTGCACCGATAAATTGCGGCGACGCCTGGATACTGGTCCTACAGCCATTTGCCTAGTAGGTATTGACGGCAGACCTGAATTGCCTGCTGCGCGTGTTTTTCGATTAGTACGGATTTAGTGTCTCCCATGGCAAGGCATACCGCGTCGTACAACTCTTGGTAGTCGGTATCTCGAAAATTGGCGGCAATGTCGGCAGCGTATTCCTGCCAAAGGCCGGTATAGGTGCCGCAGGTACGACCACTGCGCTCATACAGTGCTTCCATAGTGGCGTGGCGTTGGTTGTCAAGTTGAAACTGTTTCATTTGATGATGTCGTAAAGATTGCGGCATTCCTGCCACGCTATCGAATTGTGGTGCAGTTGATCCATGCGGACGCGGATCAAAGCCTTAACGTGTTCGCGCTCATGCTCGCGGCCAGCCTTGAACAGGCCGGAGTCGCTTACCAGTGCTTGAAGGCGAGTTAAGTGATCAATCATTAGAAACCCTAGTAAAGATGTTGCATTCTCTAGCAAAGAAAAGGTTCTGTGCTGGTTCAGGAAAATCAAGCGAGCATTTGCCTTTCAGCCATAAAGCACAGCATTCACAGGAATGCTCTACAAAGGAATTTCGCCGAGGAATTTCAGGAAATAACTTTTTGTGGCCTAGGCCAAAGCGTATTTGCTCAATGCTTTGACGGGAAACACCATGCCGCTGGGCCATGATCTTGTGGCTATCAGGTGACAACAAAATGTCGCGGACAGCCTCTGGAGAGATTTTGGTCATTACATTGCTTCCACTGTTGCGCTAGGCCAGCGGTTTTGGGCGTAAGTAATGGCCGCCGCTTTGCTTTCGGCACGCATGGTTATGGTCATTGGCATGGAGCCAGACTTGTAGACAATCAAGGTGTAGAGCTTGGTTCTGGACTTGGGCACAGGACGGCTGATGCCATCGCCATAGCGGGCGTGATCATCTTCGCGCCATAGAAGCAATGCGCCTTGGATGTCAGACATTGGGAAGTTTTACTTGATGGTGGTCAATGGGTGTGAGCCATTCAATCTGGTTCCAGTAAGGCAGCCATTCCTTGGTAGCAATGGCTTTAGCTTCAAGCCAACTGGTGGCTTTGATGCACTCGTAAACGTTGGCGTCACGGATGCGGAAATAATAATTGCGCAAGGTCATGGCTTGAGCACCTGCTGGCAGACCGGTTCACCCTGAGCGGTAAGCACGGTCTGTTCGCGACCACCGCTGACACCTGCGGCGTAAACCGCAAACATCAGGACAATGACGGCAAGGCGGTTGACAAAAGGATTGTTGATCATTGGATTGGATTTGATTGGATGCAGGAGGCTTGCCCCTGTCCCGGTACTATACACCGCAGGTGGCGTGGGTCAATGGCGTGTCATAAATCTTCGCCGTACTTGAGCGCCGCTTTCCTTTGGATCGCAGCATTGGCCTTGGCCAAGTTGTCCATCACGTCAGCAGCCTCAACAAAGCTTGGCTCCAGCGTGATCGGAGTCCGCAATACCGGCTTGTGCTGGTGTCGATCAGACCAGCCAATGGCGTAGTCCGGCACCTGCATCTCGACCGTGAACCAATGCCCCCCACAAGACCCGCAGACCCGTTTGCGGATCACCTCATCAGGCAGGTGCCCATTCGTCACCGGTGTGCGGTGGTTCTTGCTACCGCAATTTGGGCAATTCATCGGGCATCATGGGAGCAATCTGCTCCTAAAAAGTGGAAGATTTTGGTCAGTGGATGATTCCAAGGATTGCAACCGAGGATCAACTAAAAATTGAGGTAATGGCCCGGCGCCTTGAGATCACCGAAAACGTCGGACCACTTGCGGCAACGCTTTACCGCTCTTGGAATCTTCAGCAAGCATTGCTCCAGCAGGCGACCAATGAGATCGCCCGTCTAGAGCTGTTGCTGATGAAGCCTTAGAACATATCAACCTCGCTGACCTCAACCACAGCACCGCCGGTTGCCTTGGCCAGGCTGTCAGCAGCACCGGAAGCTGCCATCTTCTCCTCAATTGCTTTCATGGTCTTGTAATCAGGCTCAAAGGCAAGACTCAAGTAGTTCTGGCCGCTAGCAGCCTGCTTGGTCCAGCCGCTGATTTTGACCGGAATTTCACCGCGATCGTTGGGGTTGGCGTTCATGATGTATGACGCAAACGCCATGCGGTCATCTTCCTTAATGCTGAACACACCATCAAAAGCCGGGTAGTTGCGGCTGAGATCGTAACGATCCTTAAACCGCTCTTGCAGCTTCTCAGGTGTGTTCTTGAACAGTGCGCCGTTAGCTTTGAAAGTCATTGGTTGTCAGGTGTGATGGTGTTGGCCTTTTCGTATTGCTCCACCATGGCCAAGGGGTAGAGCACGCGACCGTTGATCTTTGTAAAGGCAGGTCCAGTGTCATTGGACCGCCACCTGATCAAGGTCTGGCGGTGGACGTGCCACCGCGCAGCAAGTTGGAGATCAGTAAGGAATTCAGAAGAGGTCATCAGGTTCCTCAACCGGCTTGGCCGGTTCAGGTTCAACAACTGGTGCAGCCTGAACCTTTGCGTTAAGTTCGTCAATCCCAACCGAAACCTTGACGGTTTCCACGTCGATCACTTCCTCCTGCGTCTGGAGGCCCACCAGCAGATCACCGGCAAAGAGACGGCCCCAAAACGCTGCTGCCCGGTAACGGATCATTAGCTCTGGCATCGTGACCCACTTGGATCCACTTTTGGTGGCCCATCCTTCCTTCTTGGCCATCGTCATCGTGATGGTCGGTCCCTTCAGCTCCTGATCCGTTTTGATGTCAGTGGCCACCGCATAGCAAGCAAGACTGTCACCTTCGCCGCTGACCTCAAACCGCAGCGGTGTAAACCGGCCGCAGCCGTTGACCATGGCGATAATAAAAGCGCTACTCCAGCTGGGGCGCCCGTGGATGATGTGCAAGTGCTGCATACACAGAAACGGGCTGATGTTCATCCGTCCTGCAATTTCAAGCGCCACCAAGCAGTTAGCAAAACCTTGTTGGCCTTGGAACTGCGGGGGAATCAAGGTGCTACTGGCCAAAGCCTTCGCTATGCGCTGGGCGTCCTCAAACGCCCGAATGCCCGAAAAAACAGAGTTGTTGGTCGTGGTCAGTGTTGTGGTTTCAGTCATTAGCTTGAATTACAAAAGGAGTTTCGGTGTCAGAGCAATTACTTAGTTCAACTTTAAATGCTCTTTCATTTGGAACAACATGAAGCAATCCAAGCGGAATGTCATGAGGAAATTCATGCTGAACGCAAAGAGGGCCTGACAAACATGCGCTAATAGTTTCAAGGTTAATGGGCTGTATTTGCAACCCTTCTGCCTCAATTCTTTCAAGTGAATCAGCAATTCTTTCAAAAGCTTGGGCAATGCGGGACAGTTGGTCTTCCATAGTCAGTAAGTCTCAATTTCGGTGGGAGTTGGTAATGTTCCATCAGCCTTGGGCAGCATCCACGGCGGCAGGTTGATGACCTCCACCTGGTCGCTGTACCCAGGCCAATAGTCAGCAGCTTTGCATACGTTGAGCTTGTCAAGGTCACGGCGTGCCGTGTCCCTTCCAATCTCAATCATCTGCGCGTCTGCAACGTAAACGGCGCAAACGAACGGTGGTTTTTTCTCGACTGCGATAAACACAAATTGCTTAGGGCGTTTGCCAGTTGCTTGCTCAAGGCCATCAAGATACCAGCTTGCCTGCACTTGGTAGCGCCATTTTGCGATCGACCGCTGGAACTCCTTTGGGCTGGCGTCCTCAGTGGTCTTGAGATCCACGATCATGCTGCCGTCATCCAGCAGCCAATCCGGGCGGCACTTGCACTGAAGTCCAGTAGCCTCATCAACCCACATGTGCGTGGTCTCTGCCTTACCGGGTAAGCCAAGCAGATAAGCCGCAGCTGGGTGGCTGAGCACTGATCGACCAATCCGCATCACAAGGTCTGCATCCTCGCGGCTGATCACCGTTCGGGTGCCGATGGCCGTTTGGAACACGTCCCATTCAGCTTTGCCAACCTTGGTGCGTCGATCAATTCCGGCAGGTGCCACAACGTATTGGGCATCCCACTGATCAAGCTCAAGAACGTGCGTATGCACAGCAGATCCGATTGCCATGGCAGCAGTAGGCTCCTGCGGCACACGGTTTGGGTCTAGATATCTGGACCAGTAATGCAGCGGGCTTTTGGCCACCAAGTCAAGGTGGCTTTTGCTGACGGCTGAGTGGGCGTGGTAGGTGGCGTTGTCCATGGCGGGTTGCGTGGAACTCCTAAATCCTATAGCATCAGCTCACACGATGCAACCCCATGCAACTTCGGCTTTATCAACAGGAGGCGGCCTGCGACCTCGTCGCCATCCTCAGCCAGCACCGAATCGCCTACCTGCGCGGAGAGGTACGCACAGGCAAAACATTCACCGCCCTTGAAACTGCCCGCCGCCTTGGCGTCCTCAACTGCCTCATCGTCACCAAAAAAAAGGCCATCGCCTCCATCGAGGCCGATCGGGATGCCCTAGACCTCACCGCCAAAGTTGAGGTGACCAACTACGAGCAACTGCCAAAACGCGCTGGTCGCCATTACGACCTCCTCATTATCGACGAGGCCCACGGCATCGGCGCCTATCCCAAGCCGTCCAAGCGTTGGCATGACCTCCTAGCCATCCGCTCCAAGTACATCCTCTTAATGTCTGGCACACCATCACCAGAGTCCTACAGCCAGCTCTACCACCAGTTCCGCCTTGGCATCACGCCATGGTCCAACTACCGCACGTTTTACGACTGGGCAAAAGCCGGATACGTCTCCATCGGCACCAAGTACGTCGGCACCGGCCAACAGGTCAACGACTACAGCAAAGCCGATGAAGCCCGCATCATGGCCGACATCGAACCGCTGACCGTCACCATCACCCAGCAGCAGGCAGGTTTCACCACCCAAATCGAGGAACAAATCCACCAAGTCCCAATGAAACCACGCACCTACCGCCTTGCCCGACGCATCATGAAAGATGGTGTGATCGGTCGCCCAGACTGCCGCAGCGTCTTGGCTGACACTGGTGCTAAGGCCATGTCAAAGCTGCGCCAGATTTACTCCGGCACCGTCATCACCGAAGCTCATGGCGCCGTCATCTTCGATCGCTCTAAGGCCCACTACATCCGCAACCATTTCGCCGGTCGCAAGCTGGCCATCCTCTACTGCTTTAACGCGGAAGGCGACATGCTCCGCAAGCTCTTTGCCGATACCTGCACCGACAGTCCCGAAACCTTTAACGCGGACCCAACAGCCACCTACATCGGCCAGGTCCAGGCATCCCGTGAAGGCGTCAACCTATCGACCGCCGATGACCTCATCTTTATCGGCATCGACTACTCTGCCCTGTCCTACCTCCAAGGTCGGGACCGAGCCAGCTACCTTGGCCGTGATCGCGCAAACCGCGTCCATTTCATTTTTGCCGCACGCGGCATAGAACCCCGCGTCTACGCTCAAGTCCGCACCAAGCAGAATTACACCACTGCGCACTATGCGGCAGACCGAGGCATCCTTTCAAAAGAAGCTGATCAAGCAGTACGAAGCTGATGGCTGGTACGTGCTCAAAGTCATCCAATGCAATAAACCTGGCTGGCCAGATCTCATGCTGCTAAAACCCCACGAACTCAAGCTCGTTGAGGTCAAAGCAGCCGACGGCCGCCTCTCCCAGATCCAGACATACCGCCACGCTGAGCTGGAAATGCTTGGTTTTGATGTTCAAGTCATTAAGCCATAAGCCAAGTCAAATAAACACCGACCAGTCCGGTTCAGGGTCTTTGCCATTGACTGAATGAAAAGCCATGTGATCAGCCTTGCTCATGACCACAAGATGCGCCTCCTGCTCGTGAAAGTCATACCAAGCCTGCGATACGGATTCAGGCAAAAAGCGTTTTGCTCCAATATCATTAACGCCAATAACTTCAATGTCAGATAGTTTTGAAATAGCCAACTCGTCACGCAGAAACCTGAACAAAATTGACTGAAATGGTTCAATATCATGATGAACGTCTAAAGGGCCAACTAAGTTACTGGCATGTTTAAGCTCTTCATGCAATGGTCGAATGATATGACGAGCAGCAAGTTTGATGTGCCGCAACTGACGACGACGCACAATTTCGGGTGATTCAGGATCATAGCCAAATAAACTGCGATCTAATTTGTACGAGAAAACTTCACTAGCACCATTCTCGTAATGCACCCAGATTTGGTGTTGATCTGTCTTATCTCTATACGGCGGAACGTCTGGATTTAATTCAATAACAATTGCTTCAGGTGCACCGTGCTCGGCGCAATGTTCATCCCATTCCTCGTGCCAGCTCAAATACGCGAAGGCATAGGCATAGTCATCGCCTTCAAGCGGCAAACCAATTTCAGCATCCTTGCGAATGCGGTTCATCATGGCTTCATAATCCTTGTATGCCTTGAACTGAACTCCAGCCAGCGGTGGGCACGGCTTTTTCCTTTTGGTTGCCATAAGTTGTGACGCTTCCACCTTGACCGTAGCACAAGTCGCTACAAACTGCTACGATGGCTTGGAGCCGCCCATCCCCATGAAGCCCCTCTCGATTCGCTTGCCCGATCGGCACATTGCCTGGCTTGACCGCCAAGCTGCTGACATCGCCTCCAGATCCGTGGTAATTCGCCACCTCATCGACCAAGCCATCCGCCAGCAGGAACAGCCAAAAGCATGAAGCCCATCCAATTTGAACAGGCTCGCTCTTTCATCGGCACCTTAAAAAAAACAAGTGATACCGTTCGCCTTCGTGCCTTCTACCCTTCCGGCCATCAGTTCAAAGCTGGTGATGCTGGCCGCAAAGGTGTCCCGTCTCGCGCAACAGTAGAGCAGTGGCAATCAGAAGGTCGTGGCGTCTACATCGTCATCAACGACGGCGGTGATAACGATTCCGAAATAACCACCTGCCGCGCTGTCTTCTGCGAATGGGACGACCGCCCCAAAGATTGGCAGGTCACAGCATGGCAGGAACTTGGTCTCCCAGAGCCAACAATCCAAGTAGACACCGGCGGCAAGTCAATTCACTCCTATTGGGTTTTTGCTGATCCAATTGACACCGAAAAATGGCGGTCACTTCAAAAGCGCCTCCTAGAGCACGCTGACGCTGATCGCACCCTTAAAAACCCATCGCGGGTGATGCGTTTGCCAGGCACCTATCACATTGCGGCAGATGGATCACTTGGTGAGATGGCTGCAATCATCCATCAATCTGAGCACTACTACACAATTGCCGACATCGAAACATGCCTCCCAGATGAACAAGCCCACACCCATTCAGTCAATGCACGGCAATACACCGATCACATTCCGCACACCCTGGCTGAAATTCAAGATGCACTTAATTGCATCCCAGCAGCCGTCCCAAAACAGAAACAATATCCTTTTTATCGCAACCTTCTCTGGGGTTTAATTGCTGCCTGCGAAGAAGCAAATGCATCAGCCGATGATGCAGTATCTCTGATTCAAAGGCATTCTCCAGAATTTGCTGAAGCACAACAAGTTGCCAAATCTGGTGGTAACCGCATCACCGCTGGAACCTTTTGGTACTGGGCACGTCACTACGGTTGGAAGCCCGAGCGCTCAATTCCATTGGTGGTAATGGACCCACCCCTAACGGTCATCAAAACATCGGGCCAACGCCTAGCCAAGCTAGAAGCCAATGAGTTGCTTGAGCAACTCAAAGAAGCTGGCAATCTCAGATACAACATCTTCACGCAACAGATAGAACGTGACGCCCTACCTCTTGAAGGCGCAGAGCATTACTATCTTGAAATTGCCGAACGTGGCGGCAAAATTTCAAAAGAAATTGCCATTGATTGTCTCGTCAAAGTAGCCAAAGCTAATCCTTATGACCCAATCAAAAACTACCTGGACCACGTTGCCAAGCATGATCAGCCCACTTACATCGACCGGCTCGCGTCCACCTACCTACGCCAAGGTGATGCAGCCCAGCCGCAACCCACCCTGTACGACCACATGCTCCGCTGCACCCTGATCGCAGCAGTCCGGCGCATTTATGAGCCTGGCAGTAAACACGACCACGCAACTGTCCTCATGGGTGAGCAAGGTGCCCGCAAGTCATCGTTTTGGGGAGCCATCGGCGGCCCCTTCTTCTCCGATGCCCTGCGTGACATCTCTAGCAAAGACGACCTCATGGTCCTCCACCGCAGTTGGATCATGGAATGGGCCGAGCTGGACCACATCACCTCCAAGAAGCACGCAGGCATCGTCAAAGCCTTCTTGTCCCAGTCCACCGACATGTTCCGCGTGCCCTACGGCAAGGCCACAGAGGCTTACCCAAGGCGTTGCATCATCGTTGGCTCTACCAACCGCGACAGCGGCTTCCTGGTCGATGAAACGGGCAACAGAAGGTTCTGGGTCATACCTGTCACCAGCACCCTTCAGAACCCCATAGACGTTTCATCCCTGCTTAAGGAGCGCAACGCCATCTGGTCGGCAGCGGTAGCCGCATACCGCAACGGTGAACCAAGCGTGCTCACAGCCGAGCAGGAGCAGCAAGTCGCCACACAGAACCAGGACTACCTCGTTGAGTCACCATGGCGCACACCCATCGAGTCGTGGCTGATACAGCCCGCCAACAAGCTCAAGGACATCACTACCGACGTGCTGTTAACCGAGGCTATCGCCAAGCCGGTTGAACGGCAGAGCCGGGCTGATCAGATGCAGGTGGCCAGTATTCTCCGCGAACTGGGATACGACAGAAGGCGCTCAAGGATCCAGGGCATTCTCAAATGGGTCTACTTTCGAGACAAACAGGAGTAGTCAGCTGTTCCTACCACGCCAAATCCAGTAGGAACAAAAAAATCCAGCCGTGCCAACCGTTGTTCCTATGTTCCTATGTTCCTACCTATTATGTATATATATATAATATAGGTAGTAGGGGGGTACAGGGGGCGTTTAGGTAACTCTCTATAGCAGGTGAGCACAGTAGGAACTAGGAACAGCCCAGTCTCATGTCTGCCCACCACCTAGACCTATGCCTTAACCTATGCTCATGGCAAAGAAAGGAACCAATGTTGAAGTCGATGGCCGCGTAAATGCGGTCTACGATCTTCTTTTGCAGGCATACAGTCGCACGCAAATTCTTCAATACTGTTCGGCGGAGTGGGATATAAGTGAACGTCAAGTTGAAAATTACATTGCAAGGGCTAGAAAACTTCAGCAAGAGGTGGCGGATCAAAATCGCGATGAATGGTTTGTTGCTGCCCTTTCACGCTTACAAGATTGCGAACGTGAAGCTCGGAAGCGTGGCAACATTGGTGTCGCCATCAAAGCCGTTGAAACTCAGGCACGGCTACTTCGCTTTGACATGAACGGATGAGCCTGCTCACCGGCATTGTTGAGCCGTCACCCTTGCTTGGCTTCCTAGTAAAGGCTGGCGATGGCATGGATGATGTGCTCCAGCGCATCCGCAGCGACCTGCACCCTGGGCAACTTGCTTTCGTTGACGACCAAGTAACCAGCATCCTCGGCGTATCCGCTGGCTATGGCGCCGGTAAGACGCGGGCACTATGCGCCAAGGCTGTGCATTTGGCCATGGCCAACCAAGGCTTCATTGGCGTTGTGATGGAGCCCACGGGTCCGCTGATCCGCGATATCTGGCAGAGCGATTTTGATGATTTTCTTGAGATGTACGACATCCCGTACACCTTCCGCGCTTCCCCGCTGCCTGAGTACAACCTGCACTTACCCGGCGGTGATACCAAGATCCTGTGTCGCAGCTTTGAAAACTGGCAGCGGATCATCGGCATCAACGGCGCTTGGATCCTGGCTGATGAAATCGACACGGTTAATCCGTCGATTGCCAACAAGGCATTCCCCAAGATTCTTGGCCGCTTGCGTTCCGGCAATGTGCGGCAGTTTGCAGCAGCATCGACACCAGAAGGTTTCCGCTGGATGTGGCAGACCTTTGCCAGTGAAGACGGTAAAGGGCGTGAGGATCGGCGCCTGATCAGGATGCGCACCCAAGACAACCCATACCTGCCGCCTGACTTCATCGAGCGGATGCAGGCCAACTATGACCCGCAACTACTCAAGGCGTATCTCGATGGGGAGTTCGTCAACCTGACAACTGGCCAGGTATATGACCGCTTTGATCGCGCCAAGCATGTGGCCGTACAAATGCCGGACATCAGCCGCGAGCCGTTGCGGATCGGCGTTGACTTCAACGTGGGCAACATGTCTGCCGTGATCGCCATCCGCGTCGGCAAGAGCCTCT